TGTGTAAACTATGTTGACCTGCTCCTTTTTTAGCAAATTCCTGTACCCACATTTCTGTGGTAAATAATTGATGATTGTCCATATTAAAACCCATTTCAACCAATAGATTATGGGCTGTGGCACCGATATAATTTTGTAACGGTAAAAAATTAGGGTCTCCAACTAAAGGAGTTGAATGAAATACGTTCCCCATGTCTCCCCTATCTCCAAACTTTTTATTTCTTTTAGCTATATCTTTTTTTAAATTTTTCTTTGCTGCTTCAATATATTTATCTGAAGCCTTATTTAAATTATTAACAAATTGAGGGGCATCGGCAAACCATACCGGACATTGAAAGTAATTTTCTCTAGTTAATTGTGTGGGAAATGTTTCCGCACTTCCGCAGGATACCTTATCTAATTCTTTTTTACTTTTTTTCTTTTTCATTAGTTATAAATTACTTCTATATCAGATCCTTTTTTAAAATGACCTAGTGGATTAATATTAAACGCTAAGGAGTATCTATTTTTATCAGATAAATTTTTACTAATTTTATGAAGTACATAACTTGGAAAAATTATAAGACTATTTTTTTCAGGAGTAAGATTAAATTCATCACACGAATAAATACTTTGATAATCATCATAATCTACCTCAATCAAAGATCCAGCGTTTCCTCTAAAAAAAGATATCTTAAATTCTTTGTGTGCTTCGGGATAATAGCATACGCTCATCCAATTATTCTTATGCATATGGAATTGAGATTCACATTGTGATAAAGTTTTTGTTAACCAAGAATTACTAATTTTAAATTTACCAGAATAATGAAATATATTTTTTAAATAATGTTTTATATAATCTATAAAAATTAATTTCTCTTTCTTCATTTCTTTATTTTCTAAAATTTTATTAGAAACAGATTGATAACAACCTTTAGCTGTCCTCGTTATTCTATATTTCTCTTTTTTAATAAACCTTAACATTTTCTTTTCATCAATGTTCATATTTATTTTCATTACAGGAGCTGCAAATAATGGGTAGACCGTCCCTTCTTTAATCATTTAAATGGCCACCCTAAACTCCAGATCACTAAGCTATATCTTACTCCTTTTGTTATTGGTTTTATTCTATGCCATAAATCAGAAGGAAATACTACGATAGATCCTTTGGGTCTAATCTCTTTTACAACTCTAGTATTTACTTTCTTATCCGGATCCTTGTTTCTAAAATCTACTTCAAAGTCGCCGCCTTTATATTCTTTACCATCAGACAGAGATAAAGTAACTGAAAGCTTTCTAATTTTTCCATGAGAAGGAGTATTGGGTTTGTTATAAACTCCGTCCCAGCCGTCACAATGCCAGTCATAATATTGACCTTTATTGTATTTGGTAAATTGACACGCTTCACTATGGTCCCATTCAAAATTCCAACCGGCACTAGCATTTGCTTGATTGATATATGGTTGTACTTCTTTATAAATCCATCGCTCGCTTAACCAAACAATATTAGAATCTCTTTTCTTTTTTAGATCTTTAACTTGGTCTCGATTGAGTTTTTTAGGATCTCCACCATAACCACCGGTGACTGCCATTTGATCTTTAATAGAGATTGCATATTTAATAATCTCATCACAGATTCTAGCAGGAACTGCAGATTGAAAATACCAATATTGATTCTGTAGGTTCATATGTCTTTATACTAACATATTATCACAAATAAAAGGGGTAGTAAAGATCTTCTATAAATAAGCTTCATCAGCCCACCATAGAATAACCGTTTTTCTATCTTTCTTCTTTACTTTTTTAAGTCCATGCCACACAGTAGATCCATTAAAAAGAGTTAACATTCCTTTTTTAGGTTTTAAAATAATTCCTCCTTTTGTATAAAATTCACCCCCGTCAAAATCATCATTTAAATATATTAAACTATTGTACTTAGTCATTTCTCCACCAGCATAATCATGTTTATGAAGATTACTGTGGGTGCCTATATGCCAATTTTGAAACTGAGAATAATGTAAATGAAGTTTAATCTTCAATTCTTTATAAATAAGATCTTTAACTTTGTTAACTAATTTTTCATTATCTATAAATTCTGAAGTTCTGTCTTCAAAAGGTAGAGTAAAACCAGGGTCTCCAATATCTTTTATTTTGTTATAATATTTTCTACATTGTTTTGTAGATAAAAAATTCTCAAAAACAAATACTTTGTCTTTTTTCTTTCTAAGAATTTTCACAAATTAAGATACAGTCAATGTTCCGGTAACTGTAAATGTAGCTATTTTATCTCCTGTTGGGGTATCTGTTGAAGTTGCGTTACAGCCTGGAGTTACTGCAAAAGTACGAGCACTTGGGCCTCTAACAAACACAGTTCCATCCGCGCCATTAGCACCATTCCCTGCTCCTGGAGGACTACTTGGAGGAGCAGCTCCTCCGCCTCCGCCGCCACTACCTGTAGAAGCACATGCTGCAACTCCGTTGCCTCCTGTTGGACCTTTTCCACCATCACCACCTCCACCAGCTCCACCAGTTCCAAATGCTTCAGGTCCTGGTACACCTGGGAAAGTTCCGCCTCCAGAACCACCTCCGCCACCTCTAGTGACAGAAGATCCTGTTATAGTAGATGCTAATCCAGCTCCGCCTGGGCCACCAATACTACCAGCTGGCCATGTGCTTCCTGGTGTTCCAATGGCACTTGCTCCTCCACCGCCACCACCAGCATCAGAACTTGGTCCTTTATTTCCACCTGCAAATCCTTGACATGCATTACCTGTTCCACCAACTGTTGGTGCTGCATAAGATGCTCCTCCACCAGAACCTCCTGGCCCAGCAGTAGTTGCAGTACTTGGTGCACCGGGAACGACACTAGCACCTCTACCACCGCCTAATGATGTAATAGTACTAAATATTGAACTTCCTCCATCTCCTGCTGCTCCGGGTCCTGTTGCACCTGCTCCGGCAGCACCCACGGTAATAGTATGTTCTCCAGAATCTATAGTTATTGTTGGTTCTGTGGTACCACCTGGTCCTCCAGATGTTTCACAATTAAATGAAGTTCTATAACCACCAGCGCCACCTCCACCACCGGAGTTTGATCCAGCGTTAGCATAACCTCCGCCACCACCACCACCTATGACTAAATAACTTATGCCCGGTATATTGACAATAACTGTTCCATCGGGCCATGAGTCTCCTACTCTTGCTGAGTATTGTGATTGCATTGACCACACACCACTTGCTTTGTTTAATTCTTTTATCACTGCGATTCCTGATCCACCAGCTCCGCCACTTACACCAGCACAACCTGGATTGCCGCCACCACCGCCACCACCACCGCCAGTATTAGCTGTTCCTGCTGTCCCTGAAGCAAGTCTACCGCCAGCACCACCTCCGCCTGCGCCACCAGCACCAGCACATCCACCACCAGGAAATCTTTTTCCACCGCCGCCACCACCAGCGAAAACTGAACATGTTGGACCAATACATCCATAAATAGGACTTGCATCTGTTCCAGCTCCACCAGCACCACCACTAGCAGCTGTAGGACCTGGTTGAATAGCGTTTACTCCAACAGCACTAGCTCCACCACCACCTCCGCCAGCTTGAGCACATGCAGAACTACAAGAACAAGCGGCATCTCCACCATTATTTCCTTGAGGAGGAGTTGTTGCGGGAGTGTTTCCTGCTGCTCCACATGATCCAAGAGAAGGTCCAGTGTAACCTTGTCCACCACCTCCCGATCCACCAGTTGCGGCAGCGACAAAACTTGGAAAACTTTTTGCACCTTTTCCACCTGATGTTGAAGTGTAAGTCGTGCATCCTATCGTTAAAGTACTATCGGTTCCTGATGTATTTTGAGCCCCTCCTGCTCCTACAACGTAGGCATAAGGAGTGCTTCCACAAACATTATATTCAACACACCTATAACCACCAGCTCCACCACCACCGGCGGATCCACCAGATGCGGATCCACCACCTCCACCACCAGCTAAAATTAAAGTTTGAATAACTCTAGTTCCTGCTCTTGTAGTGAGTGTAGTTGATCCTGTGCAAGTTGTGGTTGTGGTTTTATCTTGACCGAATGAAGCTTTATTACTTACTCCGATTATACCGCCATTTGAAGGGCTAGCCATATGAGTCTCCTTATTCGGATACCCAAGCTAAAGCTGATGCATCCCAATTGAAATTATTGTGTGGATCTTCTTGATCTTTCGAAGTCCATTTTTGTCCTGCTTCATCCCAAGAAATATGATACTTTTTAGGTGGATCACCATATTC